AACGAAACTACTAGGGATGTTTGCCAAAAAGAACTTGTCGGCCAACCAGATGATCCATCAGCTAAAGGTACAGGAACAATACCTTTAAAATATATTGGAGAAACTGTAAGGAAGGCGGGTGTACCTAATGCTATCAACTCATTTATTGTTAAGCATATTTCGGGTGGACATTCGAGAGTAGGATTTAAAGCATATGAAATGGGTAAAGAGAAATGGATGGGAGAATCCGTAGATGTAATATGGTTAGATGAAGAACCACCAACAGGAATTTATACACAAGCATTAACAAGAACAGCAGATAAAGGTGGAATAGTTTATATGACGTTTACACCCGAACAAGGAATGACACAAACAGTAGCACAATTTGTAAATGATTTAAAAGATGGACAGGCATTAATACAAGCTACGTGGGATGATGCACCACATATGACAAAGGCAATTAGAGAACAAGTTTTACAAGCACTACCACCCCACGAAAGAAAGATGAGAGAAAAAGGAATACCCCAATTAGGATCGGGTTTAGTATTTCCGATTGTGGAAGAAGAAATATTAACTGATCCCATAGATATACCAAGTCATTGGCCTAGACTATGTGGAATAGATTTTGGTTGGGATCACCCTACAGCTTGTGTATGGGTTGCTTGGGATAGAGATGTAGATACAGCTTATGTTTATGATAGTTATTCTATACGTCAAGAAACAGTACCTGTTCATTCATCAGCGATTAAAGCTAGAGGTAAATGGATTCCAGTTATTTGGCCACAAGATGGCAGACAAGCTGATAAAGGATCGGGTAAGAATTTAACCGAACAGTATAAGAAGGAAGGTGTGAATATGTGTCCTGAATGGTTTACTAATCCACCTCAAAAGGGATTAAGGGAAGGTACTGGTGGTAATTCAGTTGAAGCAGGTATAATGGAAATGCTGGTAAGGATGCAGACAAAACGATTGAAAGTCTTTAAAAATCAAAGTAAACTGCTGGAGGAGTTGAGGATGCACCATAGGAAAGATGGCAAGATCGTACCTATGAATGATGACTTAATTTCTGCGTTAAGATATTGTATAATGTCTTTACGAAAAGCAAGATTAAAAATTTATGAACCATTACAACAATTAACTGATTCAGAATTTAATGTTTTTGCTAGATAACAATATGAAAGGAAGATATGGGAGGAGCAGCTAGAATTTTTAGGCGAGTATTTTCGCCACCAGCATATACGCCACCACCTGCACAAACAGTAGCGGCAGCACCAGCAGCAGCAGCAAAAACTGTTTCGGGTGCATCAAAAGTTAGAGGACAAGGTTCTGGTGTTACTGGAACGATTATGACGGATGCTACAGGTATTGAAGAAGAAGCAAATGTTTCTAAAACTGTACTAGGTGGAGCAACGACTAAAAAGAAAAAATATACAGTATAAGTGATAATCGCAGTTACAGATGAAAAATGGAAAAAATCTGTTGGCGATTATGTTAAAGCTAAAGCCCATATTCAACGAGATTTAGAAGATCATTATTCATTTATAGGTTTTATAGAAGATGAAAAAGTTATGGGAGGATTACTTTTTTCTGATTATGATGAACATAATATTTGGGTACATCTAGCTTTAGAATCACCGAGAGTATGTAAAAGGAGTTTTATTAAAATGTTATTTACATACTGCTTTATTCAGTTAAAATGTGGTAGAATAACAGCAATGTGTATTAACGGGTATAAAAGAAACGAAAGATTGTTAAAAGGTACAGGATTTGTTAAAGAAGGTAGAATACGCAAAGTTATGAAAGTTAATGGAAAATTTATAGATGGAGCAATATACGGAATGTTGAAGGAGGAATGTAGATGGGTTTAAAACAACCAATGATGGCTACAATGCCACCACCACCAGCAGTTGATCCAGAAGTGGCAGTCAAAGAAGCAGCATCAGAAGCAAAATTAGAAGCAGAAAAAAGAAAAGCTATTAGTGTAAGAACTAAAGGTAGAGGTGGAACAATTTTAACAGGTGGACAAGGAGTTGAAGAAGAAGCTAAAACAGCCGCATCATCTTTAATAAGTTATTAATGGAAACTTTTGATTATATAAGAAAACGATTAGATAAACTAGAAGCTGATCGAGGTACGTGGGAATCTCATTGGCAAGAAATTTTAGATTATGTAATGCCACGTAAGGCAGAAATTACTTTTCTTCGTTCACGTGGAGAAAAAAGAACAGAAGTTTTATTTGATTCAACAGCAATCACAGCTAATAATCTTTTAGCGGCAAGTCTACAAGGAACATTAACATCACCTTCATTACCTTGGTTCTCATTAAAGTTAAGAGATGATGATGCTAATAAAATTAGAGATGTACAAATCTGGTTAGAAGATACAGCACGTAGAATGTATGCTGTATTCAATGAATCTAATTTTAATACAGAAGTTCACGAAATGTATTTAGATTTATGTTCAGTTGGTACATCAGCAATATTTGTTGAAGAAGCGAATGAAGGATTTTTACAAGGTGGTTTACATTTTAATACTTTACATATTGCAGAATATTTTATTCAAGAAAATTCTACAGGTAGAGTAGATACACTTTATAGAAAATATAAAATGACTGCACGACAGGCAGTACAAGAATTTGGTGAAGATAACGTAGGAACAAAAATCAAAGAAGCTATTAAAGCAAAACCCGATACACAATTCAATTTTATTCACGCTGTCGAACCTACACAAGATTATGAAAGATCAGTAGGGATGAAATCTAAAACTAAATTACCATTTCATTCTTGTCACGTTTGTTTTGAAGATAAAATGGTTGTTAGAGTTGGAGGTTATAATGAATTTCCATATTTAGTTCCAAGATGGTCTAAAGCAACAGGTGAAATTTTTGGAAGATCACCAAGTTATAATGCTTTACCCGATATTAAAACTCTAAACAAAGCTGTAGAGATTGGATTAAAGGCGTGGGCAAAAGCTATTGATCCACCATTATTAGTTACGGATGATGGAGTAATAGGTAGAGTTAGAATGACACCTGGCGGAATTACAGTTGTTAGAAGTGATACAGCAATCAAGCCATTACAAATTGGATCAAATTGGCAAATAACAGATTTAAAAGAAAATCAATTAAGAACAGCAATTAGACAAGCATATTATTCAGATCAACTACAATTACAAGAAGGCCCACAAATGACGGCAACAGAAGTTCAAGTTAGATATGAATTGATGCAAAGATTATTAGGGCCAACATTAGGAAGATTTCAAACTGAATTTTTAAATCCATTAATTGAAAGAGTATTTGGAATTATGATGAGAGCAGATGCTTTAATGCCAAGACCTTCTGAAATGGAAGGTATGGACATGGATATAGAATATGTTGGGCCTTTAGCACGTTCTCAAAGAATGGAAGAAGCTATTGCAGTTGAAAGATTATATCAATTAGCAATGCAAGTCGTTCAAGTTGATCCTACTGTTATGGATGTTATAGATCACGAACAAGCGATTAGAATGAGAGCAACATTACTTGGAGTACCTAAAACAGTTTTACGTGGTGAAGATGAAGTAGCAGAAATAAGAGAACAAAGAGCAGCGGCACAGCAACAAGCACAAGAACAAGCTATGGCACAGCAACAAGCTGATACAGCATTATCACAAGGTAAAGCTATGACAGAAATGTCTAAACCAGAAACTAAAGAAGGTATGGAAGAAGCTGTAGCACAAGCCGAACAACAAGGTCTAGTATAATGAAATCATTAACGGAAATGCAACAAGCATTTGTTGAAAATTTTTCACAAACAGGAAATGCAAAACAATCTGCAATCAAGGCAGGTTATTCAGAAGCTACAGCAGAACAACAAGGGCATAATCTTAAAAAACAATTAAGTAATGAAATAGATGAAGCTACTAAAAAATTAATGAGTAGCCACGTTCCTTTAGCTGTAGATAAATTAAAAGATTTAATTTCAAATCCTAAAATATCACCTTCAGTTCAACTGGGTGCAGTTAATAGTTTATTAGATAGATCGGGTTATCAAACGATTACTAAAATTGAAGATGTTACAGGTAGAAAAACAGATGGTGAACTTCGTGAAGAATTAAGACATTTATTAAATACAATCGCAGTTGTTAAACCACCTATTGATCCTAGCGATACTAATGGTTCTGGTTCTATCCAATAATGGATTGGAACGATCATAAACCCAACGAAAGTTTTGCTAATGTTTTAGATGATTTTGATATTTCAAGAATGGAAATCTATGATGAACCACGTTATTTATTACATTTTCAATGGGGAGCAACAGGGCCTTGGAGAAAAAAAACTCCTAAAGTGTGTCGGTATGCTTTAGTTGAAATGATAGATGTGGATAAGATTGATTCTCGAAATAAACGAAAAGAAGATGAAGTAGATTTGACACAAAAAGAAATTTGGGATAAAAAATATAGATTGAAAAATGGCAGCACCTGATTTTGAAAAACAAATTAAAGATTTAAAAAGAGATTATGGAATTACTTTTGGCTCTAAAGAAGGAGAAAGAGTGATAGCTGATTTAAAGTCAGCTTATTATAAACGGAGTTCTTTTTCAAAGGATTCCAACGAAATGGCTTATCGAGAAGGACAAAGATCGGTAATCATTCGTATTATCAATCTACTAGAGGAGAAAATAAATGGCTGACGAACAAACGACCACAGTACAAGACAACCCAGTACAGGAAACACCTATACTTGGGTCTGGTGCTAGTGATAATCGAGACTGGAGATCATCTTTAAATGATGAATTAAAAAACAATCCAACAATTCAAAATATTAAAGATTTAGAATCTGCGGCTAATACACTAGTTCACCAGCAAAAAATGATAGGGAGTAGAATACCTATACCTAAAACAGATGAAGAAAAAGCCGAATTATATACAAAGTTAGGTAGACCCGAAACTTCTGAAAAATATAATTTCGCTATTCCTGAAACACACTCTAAATTTTTTAATGAAGAACAAGTTAAACAATTTAAGAATGTTGCCCATCAAATTGGGTTGAATAACGATCAAGCTAAAGCATTAATAGACTTTCAAGTCAAATCTGTTGATTTTGAAAATCAAAGACGTAATACTGAAATGACTTCAGGAAAGAAAAGCACAGAAGAAGCATTGCATAAAGAATGGGGTTATGACTATGATAACAAGGTTAGAGCCGCAAGACGAGCAATGTCTGTATATGCAGATAATGAATTAACAGAACTTTTAGATACCGAAGCAGGTAATCATCCGTCTGTTGTAAGATTATTTGCACGTTTAGGTGAGGATATAACGGAAGAAATGGCTAAAAATACACAAAATAATAAATTAGCTGTTTCACCAGTAGATGCAAAAGGAGATATTCAAAAGATATATTCTGATGGAAAACATCCTTATCATAATGCTGGTCATCCAGAACACTTAAATGCTGTGGAACAAGTAAGACAATTACACGAAAAAGTTTATGGTAAATAAATAATTTTTCTGTTATAATAGTTATACTAAATTCGCCCCGTAGTGGACAACGAATAGGTAGCCGTGATCGGCTTTAAACATTCGATTGATCGTATCGTCTTACGATAAGGTTTCCCGAAAGGACAAAAGCCGATTTAACGGAATATGTTGAATTAGCATTGTGCTATTCGACCCCTATTTTGAAACTTGTAAAACTATGGAGATAATATGTCTGTACAAATAACAACGGCTTTCGTTGAACAGTACAAAGCAAATGTATTACACCTAGCTCAACAAAAAGGTTCTAAATTAAGAGATGCTGTCCGAACTGAAACAGTTACTGGAAAAGCACATTTTTTTGAAAGAATCGGTTCAACAGCAGCACAGAAACGTACTTCACGTCATTCTGATACACCTAGAATGGATACACCCCACTCTAGAAGAAAAGTATCTATGGATGACTATGACTGGGCGGATTTAATTGATAACGAAGATAAAGTTAGAATGTTAATTTCCCCAACATCTGAATACGCTATGGCTGGTGCGTGGGCAATGGGTAGAGCTATGGATGATGCAATTATCGCTGCAGCTACTGGAACAGCTTATAGTGGAGTTGCGGGTGGAACATCCGTTACTTTACCAGCTGGTCAAAAAGTAGCACACGCTTCTGGAGGCTTAACAGTTACAAAACTGATTTCAGCAAAAGAAGTATTAGATGCAGCAGATATTGACCCAGACGAACCAAGATTTTTGGTTTGTGCTGCTGGTCAAATTGCAGATTTGTTGGCGATAACGCAAGTTACGTCATCAGATTATAATACTGTTAAAGCGTTAGCTAGTGGTCAAATAGATACCTTTTTAGGGTTTAAATTTATTAGATCGCAAAGATTAGGCACAGATAGTACACCATCTCGACAATGTTTAGCGTTTACAAAATCAGCAATAGGACTTGCAGTAGGAGCAGATATAAGTACAAAAATATCTGAACGTGCTGATAAGAACTATGCAACACAGGTATTTCTATCTATGACAATCGGTGCAACTCGTATCGAAGAAGAAAAGATGGTAGAGATAGCTGCTAACGAATAAGGAGTATAAAAAATGGCAACAACAAAAAGTGTTGAAATAACAAATCTTGACGCTACGCCGAGAACTACTCTAGAAGCGGCTAGTGCAGGAGGAAAACTGCGTGTTTGGATGGATACCTATGCTGCTGGTACAGGTGATCTTGATGATGATGATATTATCATTTTAGGTCAAGTACCATCAAACGCAAAAATAGTTAGTTTAATGATATATAATGACGATTTAAATAGTGGGTCAGGTACTCACAATGTCGGCTTATATAATGGCCCACAGGCCTATACGATCAGCGGCACAAAAACTGATGCTGCTGCTGTAATTGATGAAGACTGTTACGTTACTGATTCTACTGCTTTTAGAGCAGCAGTAACAGAACCAGTTGAATTACTTGCAGAAACTCGTAACATTAATGCTATAGCTAACTTTGTCTGGGAAGATGGAGGACTTTCAGAAGATCCGAAAGTTCCTTTACGTATCGCTGTTACTATGTCGGCAACAGGAACTGCCATCGCTGGTGATATTACGATTGTCGTAAAGTATACTATCGACTAATCCAAATAATTAAGAAATAAGAAATAAGGGGCGATACATATTGAATTATGGTCGCCCTTTTGATATCATAGTAAAATTATGGCAACAGAAGTTTCTATTTGCTCAAATGCTTTACGTAGATTGGGCGATGACCCGATTACATCACTTACAGATGATACAGAAAGAGCAAGATTATGTAATTCTTTTTATGTACCATCCCGTGATTTAGTTTTAAGATCACATCCGTGGAATTTTGCCGTAACACGGGCAACTCTAGCACAACTTTCAGATACACCAGCTTACGAATATTCTTACCAATACGCATTACCAACTGATCCATATTGTTTAAGGGTTTTAGATATGCAATATAAAGATTATATTTTTAAAATTGAACACTATGCTTCACAAGGTAGGGTTCTGCTTACTAATGAAAGCACAGCTAAAATTCTTTACATAGCAAAGGTTACAGATACAGCACAATTCGATTCTATGTTCGTAGATGTTTTAACTGCTAAATTAGCTGTAGACCTTGCATATCCTGTAACTAATAGTGTTAAATTACAAGATCAAATGCAAAAACTCTTTCAACTGAAACTTTCCGAAGCAAGAAGTGTTGATGGCCAAGAAGGATTTATTGATGATCTTGTGGCTGATACATTTACTGACTTTAGGAAAGCATAATGGCGAGAGTACATCCTTTTCAAACAAACTTTACTGCTGGAGAATTAACATCGAAACTTGCTGGTCAAGTTGATTTTAAAAAATATAATAATGGTGTAGAAACAATGGAGAATATGACTGTATTTCCACAAGGAGGTACAAGTCGTAGATTTGGTAGCAGATTTGTTGGTGAAGTAAAAAATTCTGCAAATGCTACAAGATTAATTCCTTTTGAATTTAATGTTACTCAATCTTATATTTTAGAATTTGGAAATCTATATATTAGATTTTATAAAGATAATGGTCAAATTGTAGAAGCATCAAAAACTATTACAGCAATTACAAAGGCAAACCCAGCAGTTGTTACAGCAACTTCACACGGATATTCAGATGGAGATCACGTTTGGATTAATAGTGTTGTGGGAATGACGGAAGTCAATGGAAGAAGATTTACTGTAGCAAATAAAACTACTAATACTTTTGAATTATCAGGTGTAGCTTCAGGAAGTTATACAACTTATTCTTCTGCTGGAACGGCAGAAAAAGTTTATGAAATTGCAACAACTTTTACATCAGCACAGGTTTTTGATTTAAAATTTACACAATCTGCTGATGTTATGTATATTACGCATCCATCACACGAACCAACAAAATTAACACGAACAGGTCACGCAGCTTGGACTATAGCTGAAGTAGATTTTCAAGTTGGCCCATTTCTTGATACCAATACAACAACAACAACTTTAACGACAAGTGCAACAACAGTAGGAACGGGAAGAACTTTAACGGCATCTGCTATAGTAGGAATTAATGGTGGAACTGGTTTTCAAACTACCGATGTAGGTAGGTATGTAAAATTAGGAGATGGTTGGGGAGAAATTACTGCAAGAACTAATACAACTGTTGTAACATGGACTATTACTGTAGCTGCAACAGGATCGGGGGCTGCGGTTTGGTCATTAGGGGCATGGTCTGC